ATGGCTGACTTCAATCCAGCACTTCCTTTACCTATCAAATGGTCTATAGGCGATGATCGTTTCAATGAAGGCCAACAGGTCTTGAGTTTAACAATTCCTGTTGACTCTGTTACTCATTTAATAGAACATTTAAATACTCTTGTAGATCTAAAAGCAAAAGATGGAGAAGTTTACGACTTTAACAAAAAAGAGAAAGTTAAAACTAAATGTGTACAAATCTACTCTAAAGCGGTGGATGGGCAGTTCGGAGTATTTGGCAACATTAATCCACAGAAGCTTGAAAGAGAGGTAAATGAAGAATTACCTTTCTAACAGTAAACAGAATGAATACTTAAAATTAGATCCTAACTTGAAGATTCATTTTAAAATTATAGATGGTGTACGCTACTGGCTTACACCACCTCCTACTGGTTATCAAAAATGAGTAATCCTAGAGCCTCTGTTCTTAAGTTACGCAAACTAAAAGAAATAAGACGTAAAAATTTAGAAAGGAATTTTCTAGATATTCAACTAAAAGGTCAGGATCATTATGTTTTCATCAAAGAGAATGGTAAAGCTCAAGTGGTTTATGAAGAGGGTCGTTGGGTTGCAGAACACATAAGAACTGCAATCCTTAAATTTAATTATGAGATTGACAAGATTGATAAATTATTTATCAGAGATTTTACAGATGCAGAACTTAAGGAATATGAAAAAATTTCTTCACGGGATTAGTTTTCTTTTTCTCTCTAATTTCTTTTACTACAACAGCAGCTTCCAGTTCAATTAATCTATTTAACATAGAAGCTAAAAATACATCTTGTTCTAGTTTATGCCTGACAAGATGTGTACAGTATTTTTTTATATCATCTATCTCATTACTTGCCATTATTTCTCTACAACGCATTTCAACATCTAACTTCATTTCTAAAGGTGCTGGTTCTATGTCAATGTTGAGAAATTTAGTAATTTTCATTTCATTGGAAAGAGTTGTTTTTCTAAAAGTTCAACTGCTCTATCATCTAAAGTATTTGTTGTTTGTTTAGCTATTGTTTTTAATAAATCTACGATTAATCTCTTAACAGCAGTTGTAGTTAAGAACGTAAGTAAGATTGGTTTAAGAATCTTATACATAAAAAGAAATGTGTGTTACTTTCCAAACATAGCTACTTTGCTAGTATTAGACAAGAATCTTAACTTTCATGGAAGATCAAGAACCAAGCAAAGTTGAAACCATTGTTAAAGTTTGCGTGCTTTTGTGGTCGGCAACACTTTTATCCCTTTCATACTATGAACCGCCATCTGGCAAGAAAATAGTAGATTTTGACCCCACATTTATTGCTTCGATTTTTTCAGCTTCCACAGCTTCACTAGGTTTTCAGATAAAAAAGAAAAAAGATACTATAGTAGATAATAAAAATAACAAAGTAGGTATCAAATGAAAAAACTATTTGCTTTACTTTTATTCTTTCCATCGGCTGCTTTTGCCAATATAAAACAAGAGTTTGTAACTTCTGCACAAATATCTATTGATTCGCCTTATGTAATTACAAATGCTGCTCCAAACAGCTATAGCATAAGCGGTAATAACGTCACGACTTCTACAGGATCAGGAGATAGCATTGTTACCAATGGAATTGGTGGACTAAACTTATCTAGTATTACTAATGGACTAGCTGGAGTTACAGCTACTAATAAAACAGTTACAACTGCTGGATCAGCCTTCTCTCTCAGCGAAAGTTACCAAGCTGGAGATGCAACACAATCTGCCATAACACCTAGTTCTGGAATAGCAACTCTTCCTGTTCTTGGAGGACAGACTACTGTTATCTCAGGAGGTACAGCAGGAAACTTAGCACTTACATCTGTTTCATCAGGAATCCATACCTGCACGGCTGGAGGATCAGGTACTAGCTGTATTGGCTCTACTACTGTTCGTATTACGATTGACTAGACTTTGGCTCTTAGTTTTATTAGCATTACCATATAGGACATTAGCAGTTCCTATTGTGCCACAATTCCGTTCGGGTACATCTCAGACTTCAAGTACCTCTGAATCAGTAATCAATGAAACTATCACAAGTCATCAATACAGAACTGGATATAGCTACTCAGCATCAGGACATAATATTGAAAGTTCCGATCTCAACGGATATATCAACCCTACAGCTACCACTCTTACAGAACAAACAGTTGGAGGGGTAAATTTTAGTTGGACTTCACCAAACTTAGAGGCAGTTCCAAGATGGCAAATGGTAACTCCAGGTTCAGCCTTTTCTCTTCAAGAAACTCTAATCACACCAGGATTAGACACAGTAACCACAATATCAAGAACAATAAACACAACAACCACAGTAGAAACTACAACTACCTTTGGGCAATAGTTTTATTTCTTTGTCCTACAAAAGTTTTAGCTAATACAACAGTTGCAAGTCCTAGTTCTAATGCCCAAGGTGTTGTAAATAATAATGCTACAATGATAACCCCATCATCAATGCCTTCTTTTCGCATGAGTCAAGGTATTGTCTGTTCATCTCCTAGCCTAACAATCACTCCGTATGTAACTGATGCTCATTCTTTTTCTTTGCCCAAAGAAACTGTTACTAGACAAAATATATATGACGAGGATACAGGTGAGATAAAATATGTGCAGGAAACTCCTAGATTTGAAAAAGAAAATTTTAATTTAAATTATGGAATTAGTATGCAGTTAAACATTCCATTAGGAAAATCACCAGATCTTTGTCATAGAGCAACAGAAATAAATATCAAAAATCAAGAATTATTGTATAAAAAAACTTTGCTTGAAATCTCTCTTTATAGGTTAAAAATATGTTCTGAACAAGCAAAATTAGGTGTTACCTTTAAGCCTAATACTCCTAGTGCAGTTACCTGTGAAGATATTGTTGTCAACATTCCACCAAATCAAGTTATCCCACATACTCATAAATTAAAGCAGTAGACAAGCACGGTTAAACTTGTCTACCTAGACACCCTATCCTTCGCCATGTTGAATAAGGTTTTTTTATTTTACAACAAAGCATAAAAAAATAGGTAAGACCCTTCCAAACATCTTACCTATTTCTTGTGTTGCAATGGGATTCTTGGATGAATCACATTTAGTATAGCAGTAAATCAGAGAAAACAACTTGCATCAGCCATTACTGGTTCTTCTTTTTGTTCAAGC